ATAAATTCCTTAATGGGTCATGAGAAAGATAAAGTTGTGTTCTCCAATAACTTTCGGGGGTAACAGAAACCTGCATACCATATTTATTGTATAGGTCGGATACAACTGCTTTAACCCGAGTGGCCGCCACATGATTCAAAAACTTTGTATCACTGGTATTGATGATAGTTTGACCGCTTAGGGCATAAAATAAACTTCCGGTTATGTTGCCTAAATTCGATTCGGTTTCTTCACGGGATTGCGCGGGATTATGGGTAACGGTAATTTCTGCTCCAGTCGGAACTTCATTCAATTCTGAGGTTAAACCATTTTTATTGGTGCAGTCCAGTGAATAGCGTAATTTTCCATAATTAGAAAAGCTGAAAGGATGGGTTCGGCTTTCGACTGTAGCATCGAGATAACTTTCAACTATGCTCCCCAATTGAATTTCTTCTTTATAATATTGTTTCCTGGTTCGTTCTTCTCCAAACACTTCCACAGCATTGTAAAATTCTTTATCCTCAATGCTAACTGTTTCGGCCTGTAAGTTCTTGTAATCCTTAAATACAAAATCAGAAGTTTCGCCAGTTTCCGCAACCGGTTCAAAATGAGGAATACCGTCACCATCAAACCAAAAGCGATAATTGACTAATTGAGATAAATTTTTAACCGCTTCCAATGCAGACGTTCCTTCGTCAAAATAAACTCGGTCGATAGTTTTATCGGTGGGGGCATAAACAAGAGTTCCAGTTATCCCAGCCATATTTAAAATATTTTGCAAAACCGTAATAACGTTTCGGGCGGTAAAAAAGTATATCTTTAGTGTCCCCTCTCCTTCTTTTGTAATAACAAACTTATTCGTCTCCCAGTTATAAGTCCAGTCTGTAAATTCAACATCCTCCTTAGTAACTCGGTGAATTCCTTTACAATCAATCGGCATATCGTATTCATACGTATTAGGTTGCAATGTTATATTAACCGTAGAGCCCCAATATACATTTTTATCAAATTTAAATGTATTCAAAACATCGCAATAATCCAGAGCTCGAACGGTCACTGTTCTTTGCAATGATTTCGTGCTGGCTATCTTTTTGTGTTGCATAGTGTTAATGTTGCCCACAAAATACGGCCAAGTGTAAACAACATCGTTCTTTTTAATACCAACGAAAATTCTTATCTTTCGCCGAAAAGAGAAGTAATCAGAATAAATACTCCCCGATAGTGGATGATATTTGGCAGTGTCGTCACTTACGTTTAGGTTTAATGAAGAACTGGTCACTCCATCAGCGGCACTTCCTTGAAAATCAACCGCAATCCCCGTTACTCCGTCTACGTCTTGCCAACCGTTTTATATATCTGCACTTTATAAAAAGGGGCAATAACTTCTTTTTCGAAATCTTCCCCTAACAATGGTGTGGGGTTTAATTCTGAGCCTCTTAAATCTCTCATACTTCTCTAAGCTCCCAGTCACATTGATAGAGTTGGTTAACCCCCTTAATTCTGGTAAATTTTGGCCCAGAATAAGGAACCACCGTATACGTCTTGCCATCAATAGTCATACTTAACGTGGTGGTAGAGGCAGCCAGGGTTTCAATTGTGCCCTTAGTTGTACTGTCTATACCGTAAAAGAGCAGTCGAATATTTTTTTTAATTTTTCCAGATTTTATATATCTCCGATCGCCGGACAATAGCGTTTCTTCAGTGGTCCCAGTAATATCATCTATGGTAAAATCTGCAGGGTCTGGTAATGTATTGCTATCAATTATCATGATACCAAACTCACCCCTCTTCTTCTTGCTTCACGTTCAAACTCATCCCACAAATCGGCTCCGTCAACTCCGCCGGTGGTATTAATATTTATTTCCACATTTCCAAACGAAACACCCTTGGCCCCTTCTTTCGGCATAACGTATTCTCCCTCATGCAATAAAGCCAGCCCTGTTTTGGGTACATATCCACCGGTTTGATAGGAAGGGACTGAACCGCCAAAGGTTTGAGTGCCACCAGTGATAACTTCATTGGGGTTATACTGTTGAATAACTGGATAAATTTCGGCCATAATAGGTAAAACGTAATTCTGGAAAGTAGCAATAAATTCTTCCATTGCCATAGTCAGCCCATCCAACGTCCCGCCTTTCATGTATTCATTGATGGCTTGACCGAGTTTTTTTCGCCGCATCTTGAACCACTTCCGAAGCAATAAGGGCAGCTACGATAGCGTCCACCATCATCTTATAAACAATTTCATTCAACCGTTGGCCAAAATCTCTCATGGCGGTATCTAAATCTGGCTCCATAAAAAAGTCAACCATGGCACTTTGAAATTGAGAGGTAACCGAATCAATCATTTCTTGGGTTCGTTGCTGAATTTGGTCTATCCATCCAAAACCATATCAACAATACCAGCAATCCAAGTCGGTATGCCAGAGAACAGCCCAAGAATGCCACCTATCAGCCCGCCCACAGTACCAGCGGTTGGTTTTTCCCCAAATTCTAAATCAATTACCACATCTCCAACTGCCCCAATAAGGTCGATTAATTCATCTATTTGGTCTTTACTTTCCTCAATGGCGGCTGGCATTAATTCCCATTCTTCCCTGAGTTGTCTGATAACTTCAGCGCTAACCCCCATTTTTTCCAAGGCAAGAATAATTCCCTCAACAGCATTGGTAATCTCACTTGAAGAGGCTCCAGCTCGCTGCATTTCTTCGATATATTTTTCAACATAGGCAGTCAACTGGTTAACTAAATCATCATTGGCAATTTCCTGAATTCTTTTAATTTCATCCTGTGTCCATTGGAAAGAGCTTAAAATCTCGGCATATTTCTCCCGATATTTTCGAACCAGTATTTCTAAATCATTTCCGGTTCTCTCAAAATATTCTCGTTCCAATGCTGCCAACCGATTATTTTTCTCTCTTTGCAGAGCAATAATATCCATATTGGCCTGTGTTTGAGCTCCTATAACCTTACCCAGGTGAGCTTCCAATTCTTTAACTAATGTTTCGGAGGCCTCAGCCATCGCATCACTCGCTCCCAACCCAAGAGCAGCCCCCCATGCCATACCAGCTTTATACCCCCATGTTTCAAGTTGCGGTAAGGCTTTGGGTGATGAATGGGCTTCCAACAAATCGGTAATAGGCCTAATCAATCCCTTATCAATTGCTTCCTGTATTAATTCGGGCGAACCGCCAAATCCCTGTGCCCAAGCATTCAAAGCTTCAGTTCCCCATAAGTCGAGAGCTTCCTGAAAACCACCAGGTCCTAATATTTGTTCAAAAGTTTCAAATAAACTCAATTGTAAATCAGGAGCGAGAGCATTAAATTCATTTGAATATGATTCCATGAAGACTTGAACCGCATTTGTCCCCAGGGCAGCGAATGAAGTTTGAATTTGAGATTCAAGAAAACTAAAATCAATGGTATCCGCTTCGAGCGTGAAAACATTTTTAAAAAAGTCTCCAATGCTTCTTATAAAGTCCCACAGCCCCTGCAACCAACCGGTAACTTTTTTAATGGCGGTATCGAAAGATTCCGATATAGAATCTCCAATGGCACCAAAAACCGTGCTACAATCATCTCTTAAATCAGTCCAAATTATTGATAAGTCTTTCCAAACTTGAGTGTCTTTAACCTTTGCGGTAAAGTTATCCCAAAAAATACCCATTCTATCCATAAAACTTAAGGTTTCAGTTGTGGTGGCCTCTTCTTCTTTAATCTTGTCTCGCATGGCTCCAAAAGCATTGCCCACCATTTGAGCTATCTTGGTTGTAAGCGCCTGTTGCTCTGCGCCCTTACCTGCCAACCAAACCATCAAAAACGAACCTCCTCGTTCTTCCATGTCCGATTTGGCATATTCTGCAGCTTCTTGCATAGCATTCCGCAGGTCTCGAATCGCATCCGCAGCCTCATTAATCAATGGGTTGGTCTCTTCAATTTTCTTCCACCATTCAACCAATTGAGGCCAGTAATAAATAACGGCCGCCGTCGCAGCAGCTATTGCACCAAGGGCCAAAGCTACTGGACCAGCCGCTGATGCGGTTAGCCCAAATATTGGCATAATTCCTTGAAGCACCTTGGTAAGCATCCCAAGACCAGATAAAGTGCCAGTTACCGCCACACCAGTTAGTGTCATATTGCTGATAAATTCCTTCATCGGTTCGGGCATGTCCTGAATTCTTTCAATGAAATTCTTCATGGTATCAGTTATATTGCTCAAAGAAGGAGCCATGGCCTCTCCAAATTCCTGAGTTAAAACCTGAGCCGAAGTTTTTAATTGGTCCAATTCAAATTTTAAAGTTCCGGTGGCTTTTTCATAAGCTTCCTGGGTGGTTCCAAGCGCTTCATAATTTAAGCGCAAATCTTCCGTGGCTCCAGACGAATCAGACAAAACTCCCTGAACTGCCATCAAAGCTCGAACGTTCCCAAAAAGTGCCGCCACTTCTTCGCTTGTTGCCCCCTCTAATTCCAAAATTGCATTAATTAACCCTTTGCTTTGAAGAGCGCTTGCGTTAAGTTCAAACCCCATTGCTTCTGCTGCCGCTGAAGCTTCTGTAGTTGGGTCAATAAAGGATAATATTGCCTGCCTTACTCCGGTAGCAGCTTCTGAGGCTGGGATGCCTTGGCGAGTTAAAGTGGCCATGGCCGCACCTAAATCTTCTAATCCAACCCCGGATTGAGCGGCAATGCCCATAATAGGACCCATTTCTTTTGCCAGGTCTGCGAATTCCATTTTGCCACGAAACACCGACTGGAATAATACGTCCGACACTCGAGCTGCATCATCTACTTCCATTCCATAGGCATTTAGTATTGAAGTAAGCAAATCCGTGGTGGTGGCAACATCTGTAAATCCGGCGGCAGCGGTTTCTGCGGATTGAGTTAACAACTTCACAGAGTCCTCAACTGGTATTGCTGCCGATAAGATATCATACAGGCCTTGTGCCATAGTGGCGGTTGATTGCCCGTATTCCTGAGATAATTCTTGGACTGCCTGCTCCAATTCTCCAAAATGTTCAATTTGTTCCCCAGGCAATTGAGTTGCCACTTTTGCCATGGCATCTTCAAAATCAGTAAATACTTTGGTAGTTCCTGCTACCGCTATTGATAAACCCGCAAATGCTAATCGACTTTGGTTCCCTAATCCAACCAAAGAGTCAGTAACTTGGTCTGCCGTGGTTTTGGTGGTCTGTAAATTACTTTGAAATTTTTGTAATACCGGGGAGGCATTATCTACCGCCCCGATAATTACTTCAAACTTCTCAGCCATTCATTTATCTCCTCATTCTTGCCTTCGCTCGTTCTCGTTCCATCTCTTCATACTGTTCTTTATAATATATCACCCAATCATACATTTCGTCCTCGGTTAATTCCTCGATAAACTCAAAAACAAAGCGGCCCTTCTTGTCGGCCAAAATTAATAATGTCTTGTAAAAAGGGTCGCTTATTCGTTTTTTGCTTCTTCAATCTGCTGTTCTTCGGTACGTGGCGGGTCAATAGCATTAACAATCTTGGTTAATAATTCGTCAGCTATTTTGTTAATTAACAAGTCTTTGTGCTCGGGAGTATTGGAAAATATCTTCTTGCCATCTTTATCTTCCAGCTTTTCGATAATTAAAGAAGCCTTATATTTGGCATTATCCATCTGCACGGCATCCCTCGCCCACTTAAAACCAGCAGCGTTCATAATTCTCTGACGCTCTCCGGCCGTCATCGGATACCAATATACTGTTTCGTCAATTTCCTCAATATATAATGATTTACGTTCCCTATTTTTTGCCCGTTCTTCTAATTTATCTAATAAACCCATACATACCTCCCTTTTACGACTCATCAAATTCTGAAATCATCCAATGCCCTTCGAGATTAACAGTTTCTTTCAACACATCGGTCACCGAAGCGCCTGAAGAAAGAGTAGGGATAACACAGAAGCCCTGATAGCCAATATTGGCCTGAGTATAGAGTTTAACCAAAAATATTTTGGCCAATTTTGCAATATCAAACCAATATTCGTCAATAGCAAATTTCTCAAAAGTTCCAGTCCAATTCTTTTGGGTGGTGGCCTTCTTTTTCCATTCATCGCCAAACGCCGATACATCCACCACATCGGCCGCCAAGTCCAAAGTCCAGTTGTAAGCTTCACCAATCTCAATAAGGGTGGGAAAATATTTTCCTGATACCGTCAACGTCAAACCGGTTTCATTGAGCTTTACCCGCCCAGTGAGCCAATCGATACCGCGATCCATCCAACTTTCATCCAAGGTAGGGGTATCAAGCCCAGCGTCAAGAATTATTTCTTCGTTCGGATCCCAATATCTCTTGGCGGTATCATTTATTTGATAAATTTTAGTGTCTTCCGTCATGGCTTCATCGGTAAAGGCGGTAGAAAACGAGACACTGGTATCAATTCCATATACTTTAGCTAAATATCCTTTTAACACAGCCATTTATCTCACCGCCTTAAGTGTAACTCAGTTCGCCGTTACCGGTGAAATTAAAAGTTACGTCTATAGTTCCGGCCACAGCGGCACTGCGGGAAATGGATTCAACAATTGCCGCTCCAGAATAATAATGTGAACCATCCACATAAAACCGCATGGTTACTTCTGCTCCGATGGTAAGTGTCGCCTGCCCGCTGTCATCTGGGTATAAACGCCCGTTACAGCTTCCAGTCCAGTCTTTCTGTGTTGCCACTTTTTTCTTCCATTCATCCCCAAACGCTGAGGTGTCAACAATGTCAGCATTAACATCCAATGACCAATCTGACATTTCACCAATAGTGGTGGTATCTTTTTTTATATTTCCTGAATAGCCCTTTAATACTGCCATAAGAATAGCCTCCTAATTGTGAATTTTATAAATACACGTTATAACCGAACCATACTTTTCTAAATCATTCTCAGTACCGTTAAGCCGGTTGATGGTGATATCTAACGGTAAAGAATAATATTTTACTGCTGTAGCGCCTTCACCAATGGTAACTGTCAGCTCATTGAACAGAACCGTTCTTATGCTTTCTGGTAGTTCCAGCGCCTTATATTCGTTCGACTGAGGATACACATAAACCCAAACGTAATAATCCGTCTCTTTGGCCTTGGCAAAAGTGGTTATTTTCCCCATATCGGTAATAGAACGAACCACCACAAAAGGTTTAGTTTTGGTATTCAAGTCAAGTTCTGGAGAATAAAGAAAAACACCACTGGATAATTCAGTAATGGTTTTTATTTTATCTACAATTGCTTGTAAAAGGTTTATTTTCATAATTTTTTTAATTCCCTGATGGTTTCTTGTAGGTCTTTTTTATACTTATCACGGTGTTCAAAATGAGTCTTGGTTAAATAGCCAACGGTCATTGGGTGTAGATTATTAATATAATTTCTAACTCGAGCATAGGGGCAATTGGGGTTATATGAACCGATTCCCCACACCATCATTTCTTTTTGTTCTTTATCAATTGAACCTCGCAATATACCAGTCAGAACTGGCGCTCTATCTTTGGCTATTACTCGAATCTCTTCAGCGTTCTTTTTGGTGGTAAAATCCAAAGCTTTAACAATCGTTGTTGCTCGAACGTGATATTTCGTAATAAGTTCTTCTATCCCTTCAAGCCTCATGTCTATGTCAAGCAATTTTATGTGCCCCCATAGCTATACGATATAAGTTTTACGACTTCTGTTCCAGAGTTAATGTTATATGATATAAGTCTTACTGCTTCATCCTGGGTAATTGACGATGTTGTTTTATGTGCGCCAACCTGAATAAACACCTCCAGTTGATCCAAAATTACATATTTAACCTGATAAGTTTTTGACTTGTGAGTAATTAGGTCATCTACCTTAATTTTGTTATCTACTGTAGTTCTAACTACGATATCCCCAGCATTAAGAATACCAGCATCGACTGCTATTCTTTCATCACCTTTTAGTTCCTGTATATCTGCCTCTATAATACTGGACGTTTCAATATAGCCAGTGCCAGAACAGTAAAAACAATCCGGGTCAGCTATCCCATAGGTGTCCTGACAACTACATATCGTTTTCTTAGTCCAAATAACTGAATTTAGAGCTTCGAATATTTCTGCAAAACTGGATTTAATGAACTCTTTATCAATCAACATCTTCGGTATCCGCTTCAGCATAGTCGGTTCTATCCAAACCAGACAGCCGGTCAATTTTGGTTCCCCATAATTCATCAATAGACGAGGGGCTCTGAGCAACTTCAATTGATTTGGTCTCATATTCAGCAATAAGCCTTTGATAATTATCAACCAACTTGGTTTTGTCTATCTTTACATCACCACTGGAAAAGGAATACGAGCCAGAAACAATTTGAGCAATCAGCCCACGGAGAACGAAAGCGGCAGTTTTATAAACATCGTTCCCGTTTTCTACCAATAGTTCAGTTAATTCTATGTCAGTATAGCCGTGGTCACTTGGTATCAGTTTTTTAGTTTTGCGAGGTTGGTCATTTTTAGCCTCTTTTTTGAATTCTTGAATTTCCCAAAGAATTTCTTCCGCCACTCGAAATATTTCTAAAAGTAAAATTTCGGTGGTAGTTCCCGCATGAACAGCAAGAATTTTTCTTTTCATATTAAAAAAGGGAAGGCCTTATTGGGGCCTCCCCTATCTCCTTTAATTGAAGAACAGAAGGATCAATATTTCATCATCTTCAGCGGCCGCCGCCTCCAAAGACTTTCCAACGCTTATGTTAGAACTGTTTGCCGCTCCGATTTTTAAGGTGACGGTTCGAGCCGATTCGACATCGCCTACCAGCATTTTTGTGACAGTATTATATTCATTTGCCAAAGTAACCGGAGTAGCTCCGGTAAGTGCGGTGGCTTTTTCGGTTTGTGCCGAATGGTCGTTTGCAGTACCAATAACGGCCATTAATTTGGTGGTGGCATCATTGGCCACAATAACCGGTTTTTGGTTAAAGGCTCGGGTTTCGGTAGCAACGGTTATAACGCCGGCTGAGGTTGCCGCTGGGGCAATGGTGGTGATGGTCAGGTCTCCAGAAGCCTCTCGTATGGTCACAGTTCCGGTTGCAACTGCGCTCATCTCAACCCCGAGAATCAAACCCCAATCTACCTTTGTAGTTACGACTTCAGTTGTTCCGGTTAAGGTTACCGCTTCGGTTACAACCGTTCCATCACCGCCGTTGGTGGTTCCGTAAATGGTTACTTGCTGGGTGGTGTCAGCGGCCTCAGAAGATACCAGCTCAACAGCGTCATTTGCTGGTTGGTTGGCAAAGTTTCCACCGGTTCCAGAACCCATGGTATCGCCAGCCAAATCAACATCAATAAACCGGATCACCTTTCCGCCATCGGCTACCTTTAATTGATAACCGGCTTCAATCTCGCCATCGGCTACTGCGGTTATAACGCCCAAACCCAAACTAATTGGATCGGTATCCTCTACCTGTGCGCCTACGTTTGCCCCGATAACTACCGCACTATCGGCATCGGGTATTTTTACCTTGCTGGTTGCCGAATCGTAATAGCACAATATGCCTGGATAAATCGTTTCTCCAGCGGTCATCGCCCAGGTTAAAAATGCGTGGCCGTGGAGGCTATCAGCATTTGAGCCATCGGTCACAGCGTCGAGATTAGCGGCCGTGACGGTTGAACCGGCATTGTCTAATTTGTTGAGTTCTGCGGCGCTTGACGTGACGCCGTCGAGGATGTTTAACTCATCGTAAGTCAATGTAGCCGCTACACCGTCTAAGACGTTGATTTCATCAGCTTCTGCAGTCACTGAGGTTCCATTGAGCTTTAGGGCGGTAATATCAAGAGCGTCAATCTTGCTACTTTCATCTAAGACTACTGCCTTACTGGCAGTTGAAGTTCCAGCAGTTACACCAGCAAGGACATTAATTTCACTGGCGGTAGCAGTCACGCCGTCAAGGATACTGAGTTCGTTGTTGGTTAAAGTTGCGGCGATCCCGTCCAAAACGTTTATCTCGTCTGCGGTAGCGGTAACCTCAGTGCTGTCAATGGTTAGAGTTCCAATAGATACATTTCCGCTGGAATCAATAACCTCTACCTCAGTTCCTCTTGCCCCAACATAAAAGCCGGTTTCAGAAACCACGCCGGTTTCAAAGTGAGAGTATGCCGCCAGTGCTGGAAAAGTTATTGAAAGTAAAAAGGCTACCCCGAAGAGTAGCCCGATAATTCTTTTAGTGGTTTTTTTCATCATCGCTCACCGCCTACGCTGCGCCGGTTGAAGCATAAGAACCCCGATAGTCAGCAACTGCCGCTCCACATACATGACGGACTTTATACTCAACTGAGTCATAGTCAAAGTCACCGTTGAAGGGGTCTTGGCCTCCGCCAATCTTAATGGCGTTCGGATTCTTCATAAAGATTTCCGGTTCCTCATGGCCTCGTAGTCTTGCTAAAACCATGCAGAAGATTTCCGAGGGGTCAGGGAAGATATACCAGGCGGTGTCACCGCTGGTTTCATCAATAACCGGTAGATAGGGGTTCACGTGCAAGGTTAATCTCTGCTTCATCCAGTTGTTGGTTTTATAATTTACGTAATTTTCGGCCACCCCTTGAGTATCAGGGTAAACCAACTCGATCGCTTCTAAGATTGATTTAGCAGTTATTTCCAAAGCCGGAGGAACCACCAAGTGGAACCGAGAAACAAAGAACGGTTCACCGTTGGGATCGGTTTGGTCTCCGATAGAGGTAAATGCAGCAGCTAAAGAAGTAATACTCAGCTTGGCTGTTCCTAAATTATATCCACCTGAACCGGCATTAAAGAGAGCTGATTTTGGCCCCGAGCTATCAACAAATAAGCTGGTAACAAGTTTCTGTTCGGTTCTTCGGGCCGCTCTGGCTAACTTCTCCGGTATTCTTTTCAGTGCCGATAAGTCGTCATTAATTAAACTTTCCCAACTGAAACTTAATTTTCTACCGTACTTGGCAACTGAAAATGTATATTTCCCTTCTTGAATTTTATCGTACTTATAGGGTTCTTGCTCGGCTACCTCACTTAATGAACCGTCTCCACCGTATTCGTAGAGACGCTCAACGGTTCGGAAGTCTCGCACCGGTTCAATGGCTACATATTGTTCCCAATCGGCCGGATATTCCCGATAAGCCTTGAGCAGTGCCCGATCCATAGCGGTTCCGGCTAAAAGGTAAGGGAGATCGGAACGGGTCATGGTTTCTAATAATTCCTGGCTTCTTGCTCCGGCTTCATCCTTTATGTCTTCAAATAATTCTTTTAAGCTATCCATGTATATTGCCTCCTATTTCAACAAAACTTCAATGGTGTCGGTTTCACCTGAGGTTATTTCTTCCAAGGCGTAACCGAATAATGTTTCATTACTGTCTTTATCCAGTGTCCCGTTGCTGGCATCCAAATACAAAGCGTCACCGAAACCTACTTTGGAATTAGACGAGCCGTCATGAGCTTTAACCGATAAGTCAAATACACCTTCTCTACGGATAACGGTATAGCCATCACTATCTTCATCGGCTAACGCTACGCCGGTTATTCCACCGACTAACACGGTTTCACCGGACTCAACATCAGAATTGGTATATATCTTCAACTGTTCGGAATTTTTGATTATCATGTTTGTCGCCATTTTTTACACCTCTATTTCAACAGAACTTCAATTGTGTCATTTCCACTGGCGATAATTTCCATCGCATACCCAAACAGAATGCCGCCAGTCCACTTGTTTATTACGCCGGTTGAAGCGTTAATATACAGAGCATCTCCAATTCCTACCGCTGAGGCTGAGTCATTGGCTTCATTGTTCATGGCATAGACTTTAAGGTCAAAAGTTCCTTTTCTGCGGATAACCACTTCATCGTCAACTGAGTCGGCAAGACATACTCCGGTAAGGTCATTTAAAACATACGGGTCGCCCGATTTGGCATTAGCGGTTGCGGTTGGCCAAGAAGTTGCGGCCAGTGGCACTAAAACTTGGTCGCCATTTTTGTGAACCATATTGGTCGCCATGATTATTTACCTCGCTTGATCTTCAACAGCGCTTCGATTTCTTTCTCGTCATATCCCATTGATTCGTAGACTTCTTTCAATTTGGCTTCGTACTTTTCTTTGTTTTGTTCTTTCACTTCGCTGTCTTTTCCGCTGTTTCCCACATTCACCTGTTTATTTTCGGCAATCTTGGCAATGTATTCTTTTTCACTTTTGATGGATTCGGTTATTTCTTCTACTTTGGCTATTTTTCCGGTATAGAGTTTTCTAATTCTCTCTTTGGCAATGTCGGGGAGTTCAGATTTGGCTAATTCTTTTTCTAAGATGGTCTCGGTTTCTTTCACTTGCCCGTAGGTTTTCCATTCGGCAATATCTTTGGCTAATTTGTCGTTCTGCTCTTTGATTTCTTTCAGTTGCTTGTCCAGTTCTCCCTTTTTCCCGTACACCCGTGATTCCACCTCTTCACTGATACTTTGAACTAAATCCGGTCGTTCTTCTTTGAGTTTTTCTAAAGTCAGGTCTTTCATGTCGTCTTTAACCTCCATAACTGATTCATAAAGTCGTAAAAATTCACCACCGGCCGCAGGGTCACTTACCATATCAACGCTGATAATCTTGCTTAAATTTTCTACTTCATGACCTTCTTCAACTTTGCGGACTGAACCAACACCACGTATCGAAAGTCCGGCAAGGAGTTTATTGTGTTTAACAGTCTCTTTTGCAATGTCTAACCCTACTTTTCCGGCTTCGGTGTCTAAAAACTGCAAGTCAGCTTCAACCTGCTTTCCTGCAAATTTCACATTTTCATAAAATCCGGTGAGCTCCCGAACACTTCGGTTGGGGATCCCTTTAATATCGGAATGATCCAAGTAACACTTGGCCCCCTCGAATAACGGAACCGCCTGTTCTAACACCTGAGCTGGATAATATCGTTTGTTCTTACTCCAGCCTTCTTTAATTAAAACCACATGAGCTTTTTTCTTTTCGGCATCAACATTTAAGGCTTCAAAAATATCCTGGTCGATAATTGAGGTATTTTCTTCTTTCAACTTTCTTCAACGGCCGCCCAGGCAATTTTGAAGGCCTGTTCCTCGTTTTGAGATTGCTTAAATGCGCTGTTAAACGCCGACAACCAAACCTTTTGTTCGTGCTCAGAAAGTTTTTTCACTGCCGGCGGAAGTTCTGAAATGGTGTTATAAGGCATATTCGGCCTCCTTTAGTCGGGCAACATAGTCTTTAATTTCAGGATAAATGTTGGTTGTGTAACACATACAATTCCCTGACCACGCAATCTTCCCATTGCGTCTAACCAGAAGAACGTGCCACTTGGGAAGTTCCACATCATAAACATAATCATCGTATTGAACTAATTCTTTTTTTATTATGCTGGCAGTTAAAGAATTGCATCTTCTTATTCGCCATACATTTTGTTTTATTTCATATTCTCCATTTTGAAAATTTACTTTTTCCCTTTTGATTTTTGTAAACGATAAGAAGGTCGATAGCCAGCTTTTAAAATTAATTCACCAAAGTCATCTGCAAGGCGTTTTGAACAGGTAAAATATTCTATTTCATCACCAAATGAATAATTTTTAAACTTTCTTCCTTTTCTTATTGAGCCATCGCCCAACATATAAGCATCTAAAAATATCTTAATTTTTTCTGGTGATAGTTCTTTAATAATTTTTGGAACATGTTTTTCGTGACATTTTCCAAACTTTAATACATGAGCACATAAATCATCATCTGTGGTTATAAAGCCTTTTTCTGTCTGCCACCACACAACCGCCATTTTATTCAATAACTCATATATAATGTTATATTTATCTTCATTTTTTGTTTTTGATTGAGCGATTGTTATTTGCCATTTATCCCGATAGTTGTTTTTTGTGTTCTGTTTTCTTAGCCTGGTTACGCTTCCTTCGCTGAGGTAATACCCCATGAATTCACAATAAACACCTATTGGAAGTTCTAAGTTGCCTATATTTATTTTTTCAATATCTTTGCCTTGCCAATTAAGGCCTCGGTAAAATTGAATATCGCCATGCTCAGTCTTTGGCAATTTATTGCCATTAACAATTCTCCAGCTTTCATCCGCCCGTTTTCTAATTTTTACAAAATGGTTATGATTAGGAGTAACCAATAAATCAAAATTTCTATTGTAGAATCTGTGCATTTCCCCTTGATATTTGTATTTTATAAAATTTATAATAGGTAAATAATCTGCTTCTAATGTATCTGGATTTAAAGAAAATATCTTTTCTTCTCCGGTTAGTTCTTCAAAATATAACCAACCCTTGTCGGTATATACTTCTGTGTCTTTCGAATAACAATTCGGATGAACGGGTATTGATGGAGGAGGCCATCCCATGCCTGATCCATCCTTGTAGTAGTCTCCTACCAATGGGGGGCATTCGTTATGAGGGCAAGGCCCTCCACCAAAGTAAAAACTTACTCCGATAATATCAGTATCGGATCGAATAACTTCTTCCTCGGCCATGCTTCTCATTCTCGCTGTTTCAGTCCGTACCATCCGTTTTATCTTCCAGGTCGCCCCTCGGTCTTTCCGGTCAATCCGCTGGTACTTTTTAAACCCAAAAGCATTCCTTCTGATATCGGTAATAATCTGATTCCAGCTTTTCTGTTCGATAAGTCCCAGTCTGAGTTGAGTTTGGATAGCGGTCACCAATTCCTGGTCATAGGTTTTACAGAGTTGCAAAGCATAAGACTGGTAGTATTCCACGCCCCGGGGAGTAAAAGAGTTCCAATCAATGCCCAAAGCCGGACGGTTCATAATCCGTCTTTGTAACATCTGAGTATTAAAGCCGGATTCCTGGGCGGTCTCTAAAGCATAGAGTATTTGGTTGTCACGCCTGGGAGCGAGGGTTTCAATTCTTCTTTGGATATGTAAGTCCAATTCCTGTAACCGTTGGGTTGTAAAAGAGTTAATCGGTTGATCCATCCGCTTTAATAACTGTTGCTCGATGTCGTCTTGGGCCTGCTGATAGTTAGTAAGAATGGTTTTAATGTGGGATTCAGTTTGACGCAAGAATTCTATTCGAGCTCTTTTAACTGCTCTTTGGATTCTAATCAGTTGGTTGAGTGACATCTTCAGGAGGTTCCGGTTCTGGGTAGCCGTCTTCGGCTTCGGATTCTAATTTTAGTTTCTCGGTTTCCCAGTCAATCCCAGCCATACCGGCCAAGGTTTCGTTTGAAGCAATCTGCATGAGTTGCAAGGTCTGCAGATACCTTCCCAATTTCTCAATATCTTTGGGTTTGGCTTCAGGGAAAGTAATATTAACCAAATTGTTTCCTTTTATTTCTTCTCCGTCAGCGTTTAAGAACTGTGCCGGAGCGGCTCCGTACTTTTGGGCATACGCACAAACCTTACTTAATAACGATCCAATAAAGTATTCAAATAAATCTTGGTAATCTTCTAAACATTTTAAAAACGAAAAAGTCGTTTCCTGAGTTGAGGCAAAGTTGGCATTTGAAGCGTCACCAGATACCATATATTCAGGTTGGCCGGAACCGGCAACCGTCATCAGTTTTACCGCTCGGATATCGCTTTCTGAGTCCTGAGCATTGATGTTTAAACTTTTAGGTTCCCAGGTAACTTTGGCATTATGAAATTTAACCGTACCAGGTCTTGGGGGTTTTGAGTTGGCTTTTCTAATGTCATTTACATCAGTATCAGTTCCGTCAACCGATACGTCCCAGATATACGAGGCTCTCATTTTGTTGAGGTTGATTCGAGCATCCAAAAGCTGTCGGTACTGTTTTAACCAATATAAATGCGAGGCTAATTCCGGTACTCCTCGGAACTGAGTGGCAACGGTAGGCATTTTGACAAATAGAAAGTCTCGGATAATATTTGAATTATTAGGATCGGGTTCTCCTGGTTGGATGTAATCTTCGATCTGCTCGGTATGGTAGGTTTTAAAATCATCGCTATATACTTTTTTGGTATAAACTCGCTTGAGGGCTAATATCTTTCGGTAATCCTCAGAAGATAAAATCACTTCAACAATTTCATTGGGTTCAATGTCTCTTATCTT